ACGGATTGCGCGACAGATGTTGGAATAGTTGCCACCCTCCGCGCGCCGTCCAGCGCGGAAGGCTTCGCCTGCCTTGTCGTCGGCCGCTTTCTTGATCTGGTCTAGGAGACGCGGAAGATTCTGCGGCGCGTCAGGGTCTAGCCCTCTCATTTCAAGGAATCGCCGAGCGGTTGGCATCAGGCCGCCCGCCTCCGCGCGTTGGATCAGATTGTCAATCGCGGCAGTGCGCCTCAATGGCGTTTGCTCAAATGCCTCGTAGTACGGACGCGCCTTTGCATTGGCGCTGCGCCTGATCTGCTCGGCGACTTCCGGCACGTTGACGGTACGACCAAGCGCAAAATCCGTGTCGGCACGCAAGCGGCCCGCCGCCGTTTCCTTGCGAGCGTTGAGCGCGTTCAAAACTATCGATCGCCCTTCACCTGGGTTGCGCGCAATTCGACCCGCACTCATGCGCAGATTGTCGCCCATATCGGCTAACATGCCTTCCGGCCCGAGCTCCGCGACCCTCTGCTGATACCTCGCCGGCAGATTGTCGTCACCCATAGACTTGCTGACGCTCTTGACGGCGCTTTTCTCAGCGCCTGCAATCGCGCCCTGCGGCCGGTTCATCGCCCTGGACGCGCTGCTATAGATCCCGCCCGCAGCCTTGCCGACAAGCGGCACAACCGGCCCCATCGCGGCACCGATCCCCGTGCCCAATGCCGCGTTGCCGATGCGCTCGGTGCCCTCGCCCTCGCCGGCCCCATAGAGCCCGCCATAGGTTGCGCCCGTGGCCGTGGCGTTGACCACGCGCGGCAACAATGTCTGGCCTTGCATGAGGGACACGCCCGGAGCCGCCCGCAGCGACAGCAAACCGCCAAGCAGCTTCTGCATGTCGGCCGTGTCCACGGTGCCGAGGCCCGCGCTGAATAGCGGCGTTGCTTCCTTGTCAATCGCCCGATCTTTCGCGCGCTCGTATTCGACGCGCTCGCCGTAGGGCATCCCGACCTTGCCGCCCGTCACCTTATTCAGCGCGGCGTCAATGCCGGCGTTTGCCTCATCCAGCCAGGAGCCGACAGGAGTGCCCCGCGCGGTGGTGCGAATCCGATCATCTATCCATTGGCCAACGCCGCCCTGCTCCCGCTCCTGGGCAACGCGAGCGTCCATGCGGTCGCGCACTGATGGTGTTGCCCCCGCCATGCTGACACCAGGAGGCACGAGCCCAAACCGGCCAACGCCGACGCGCCCCTCGAGCCCTTCCGGGCCAATTTCGGCCGATTGCAACTCGGGTTGTGGGATGGTTGGCGTCTGCATAGCTGGGCCGGCGCTTGGCACCTGCTGCCCACCGGGCGCTGCCCTTGGGGCCGAGCGCTGTGGCGCCGAGCCTGGGCGTTCGATAGCGCCCGGCCGCTCGATCGGGTCGGGGCGCACGCGGGGCGCCTGGACGATCCGAAACTCGGCCCACGGGTCTGCCGTCTCAATCTGCGGCTTGATGCGGAAATCAGCCCATTCGTCAGCCATTATGGCACAACTCCTTCAGATCCATCAGGCAGCAAAATGCGCGTTCCGCTTGGCAGTTTTCGTGCCTCGTCGGGAGACTTTACCCTTACAGGCCCGGACGGTCGTGCCGCTGATGCCGGAGATTGAGCCGGATCGCGATTGCCGAACGCATCGAACTTGATGCCCAACCCGAAATTGGATTCGATACGACCGCTCACCGCGTTGAGCCGGCGCTTAAATTCTTCCTTGCTGCTGGCCTGCGCAAGATCGCCGACAATCGCCACCAATCGGGCCTGATCGGCGTCCGTCCAAACGCCCTCGCCCGGTCCCCGAATGAGCGGCTTAATGGCCGCCGCGAGCGCTTCTGTCGATCCCATGATGTCGTTGCGAACCTCGTTTGGCGTACTCTTGCCGCCCTCAAACTTGTTCGCAATCTCGCCATAGAGGCGCGCGATGTTAGCAAAGGGCGCAGTCAATAGCCCGGTTTGATCCGGTGTCGCGCCTTGCAGCGGCCCGACCGCATTAACGAATGACGGGTCGTCATATTTATCGGTCATCTTGAGGAGATTATTCAGGCCCTCGGTGATCTTCGGAGCGCTGCGCAATTTGCGTTGATCCTGCTCGAGCTTTTCATAAGCCGCAGCAGGCAATTTGCCGTTGGCCCTGAACGCGATACCCTCGGCGCTGTCGGGCTCAATGCCGATACGCTTGAGAGCGTCGATGCGCTTCTGATCTTCTTGACCTTTCGTCCGAGCTAGTTCGATGTCAGTCGCCAATTTCTCGCGCTTTAATGGGTTCATCTGGCGGGCTTCATCGATTTCCATCCGCAAACGCTCGGCCTGTAGATCTGCTGTCGGGTCCATGCGGCGCTTGTACTGCGCAAGCATCAAGTGCTGGGCTGCCTCCGGGTCGGCCGCTAGGTACGCCCGCTCTCCAGGGCTCATACCCTTGAAAATATCCGACCCGGAGACGGCCTGCTGCAAGGCACGGCGCCGCATTTCTTCCTGCTGCATCTTGCGCTGCTGCAAGAGCTGTTGCAGCGCCATGTTCCCGCGTTGTGCGCCGGCAGTGGCGCCCGCGTTGAGATCCCCGCCCTGCATCGCCGACATGAGAATGCCGAGACCTTGCTGCGTAAGCGGCGACTGAAATCTGGCGATAAACGAATTCAGCGGATTGTCGTCCTGCGGGTCTGCCATTGGCATCGGTCCTGCGGGTTGAGATGGGGCGGCGACTGGTGGCTGTGTTCCACCTGGAACGGTTGGGCTGTATGCGGCCAAAGGCTGCGTCGCGCTATTAAACGCGGCGCCCTCGAGATCGAATTGACTGTTTAACCGCGGCGCGATGTTCTTGTCATACCATGACGCATGTTGCAGCGTTTCGCGCGGGCGCTGGACGCTGCCAAAGTAGGCCGGCACCTTGCCCTGATGCGCCACACGGATGAGCGCATCCGCGACTTTGTCCGGGTCGTTGACATCCTGCCACGTGTTAAGTCCGTACTCACCCCTGTTGAACTGAAAAGGGCCGAATGATCGCTCCGTTGGGATCGTGGTCGAAAACCGCCGCAGCGAACCGTCTGGGTTTGTCGGCGCGATCCTATGGCCGCTTTCCCGCTGGCCAACCATGGTGAAAAACCGTGTCCACTCATCCGGCGACCCGGTTTTGATGCCGAATTGAGCTCCCCATGCTGGGGCCTGCCCTGCAATCGGAGATCCGGCGATCTTGTCCCGCAGACGTTGGGCGAACGTCACCGGGTCGTAAGCGCCGTTACTGCCGAATGAGTAAGGTCCGCTCATGTCAGAACATCCCCGTCCCGGCCATCGCACCACGTGCGCCACTAAGCGCCATCGTGGGGTTCCCGCTGAACAGCCCGAGCCCCGCCGTCAGGCCGCCCAAGATCATACCCGGCACGTTGGCCGGCGTGCGCGTCACGCTCGTGCCACTCTGCTCACCGCCCATGGCGCCAACCGGCGCAATCTGGTTGCGCTGCCATTCCAACGCAGCGAGCGGCGCTTGCTTCTGCGCCATCGCCATTTGGTCGCGCATCTGGCCGGCCTGCATTAGCAGGTTTTCGTCGTAGAGGTTGGCTTGATCGAGTTGCCCGGCCAGCCCCGCGCCCTGGAAGCCGCCGCCGTAAAGCGTGTTCGCCGCGTTGAGCTGGTTCGCCCGCTCTTGGTTATAATTCTGCATGAGCGCCGCCGTGCGCGCGTTGCCGATCTCTTTGGCCAGCGTGCCGCTGTGAGCGCCTGACCCGTACCGGCCCGCCGATGAAAATTGCTGGTTGACGAGGTTCGCCGTATCCGCGCCCGCCCGATCAAGCATCTGCATCAGATACGGGTTGCTGCCGTTGAGCCAATTGCCCGCCGCGGTACTGGCAAGGTGGGCCATACCTTGATTAAACCCTTGCCCTGCGCCCTGGACGATGCCCGGCAGGTATTGAGCCGCAGCGCCTGGCTGCTGACCGGCTGCCTCGAGCCCCGCGATCGCCTGATTGGTCGTGTTCGAATAGCTCGGTGAGAATAAGTTCGTCTGCGCCCCAAGGTTCTGCGCCTGTGAAATGATGTTCTGCAACGCAGGTTGAGCCGGAGCCCACGGGCTTGACGTGCTTTGCGATGTCGTCGTCTGCTTTGAACCGCCCATCAGCGAAGTTCCTTCTCAAGAAACACGTGCGAAAGTTTGTAGTCAGGCAGGCGCCTCGCCCAACCCTTACGGGCCAGCGCGTCGATCGCCACACAGCCCTCGCGGGCGGCCCAATCCTCGAGCACATCGATCAAGTGCATCCAGCCCTCGGCGCCCTCACCCACCGCGCCCCGAATGGCCGCGAACTTGAGACCGCTTGGCGCGTAGTAAAGCTCGGTAAGAACGATGCCGCGCGCCTTCTCATCGCCAATGAGCCACATCTGGATTTCGCCACGGGCGATCATCTCGACAAGCACGGGCAGCGTGTACCGGCGCCCGGATCGCTCGACAACGGACGCCAGCCAGTGCGCCACATGCGGAAACACCGCGTTGAGATGCTGAACGGGCACCTGCTGAAGGCTTAGCGGGATCTTCCGCGGCGCTTCATCCATCACAGCAGCATCGGTCTGCATTCAACCTCCGATAATGAGCACATGCCACGTGCGCCCTGCCGTGGCGTTGTTGGCGTGGTGGACCGTCACGACGCCCGCCGATGTGGTGACGGCGTAAGTCGTGGCGACCTCGGCCGCTGCCGCCGCCGTCGCCGGGAACAGCAGCGGCACGGAATTGGCGTTGATGATGTCGCTTTCGATCAACGTCGTGGCCGCGCTCAGTGTGGCAGTGACGGAGAACACCGCATTCGAGCGCCCGACGATCAACTGATTTATCGCGTCGATTGTGTCGCGCAGCGTCGAGCCGATAGGTGGCAATACCCTCATCGGCGCCCCATCGGTCTAGTCTGCGCCTGAATGCCCTTTATAAGCGTCCAGGTTGCGCCCTCGGGAATTTCGATCTTGGCTCGAATGAGGTTGCCCGACGCATAGGCCGGGCAAACGCCCGTATCCTCCATCGGCTGTGCTGAGTTATATGTGATCGTGTTGGCATCCCGCTCGCGCGCCGCGATAGCGACCGTCGCTTGATCGCTGTCAACGTGCGGCCGTGTGGCATTGATCATCGTGCGCGTCTCGGCTTGGCCGTCCGATGTCTCGACCGTCGCCGCCATCGGCGAGCCCACGAGGTAACTCAGCTTGTTATCATCCGAGAACACCGCCAACAGGCCGACACCGCCCTTCCACACGGGCGAGTCGAGCGAGAACGGCAATTCGTCCAGCGTGCCGAACACGCCCAATTCGTCGAGCGAATAGCCTTGTGAAAGCCATTGCCCCATGGCGTTGACGGTAATGTCGGCGATGGACGCCTCGTCCAAAACCCAATTATACACGAGCACGCGCGATGGCGTTTGGTTTCCGCTTGACGACGGGATATAGGCCCACAGTATCAACTTTCGAGACGGATCAACGCCGCCTAAAACAAGCTGTTCTGTGCCGGATCTAATGTCGGCCGACACCCAATTCTGCCATTTGCCTTCACCGAGCGGCGTGGACGTGCCCGACGCGATGTCGAACTTATAGAACCCGTCATAAGCCATATAGTAGGCAGTCCGGCCGATGCGCACGAGGCTCGACGGGGCGGCCAGACCGCGCCCACCTTCCAACTCGTCAAAACTGAAGATCGCGGCCGAGCCCGGCTGGAATGTCATGCGCCAGACTTTCTGCGCCTGGAACACGTAGCCGACCTCGCCGCCGATCAGGCCACGAACCGGACCGCCTGACGGGAAGTCTTGGTAATCGCTCGAGGCCGTGCCCGGCGTCCACGACTCCGCATTATTAATGCCGGACCAGTGTACGCGGTTGGCGTGGTCCTCGAGGTTGCCGAGCAGCACGAAGTCACGAACAATCGCGATATACCGCGCTTGTGGGGGCGAGCCGGCCAAATCATCGAACGCGCCGCCCGCCGCCAGGTCATACGCCTGCACGGGCTCCGAGATGGTCGTTGCAAGCACCAGATCGCCGAATATCTCGAAATTCCAGCGCTCGCCCGCGCCGACCGTATAATCCGGGGTTGGCCGTGACACGTCATCCCATGTGCGCTCAGTCGTAATCTTCCGCAGCGCCACGTCTGTCCCGACGAAACTATGAACCGTGCCGTCACTCTCATAAACGACAGCGGCGCCAAGCGCCTCCTCCGTGCCGGTGGGATAGCCCTGAATGATCTGATTTCCCGCGGAGTCCACGAGGTTATTGTCGGCCGAATCCCTGATTTCCACGTTCCCGATGGCCTCGGAAACGGCGCCGATCGACGGGAACGGCTTGAAGCCAGCAACGGCCGGCAGCACGTTGAGCGCGAGCCGCACAACCGGGGTATTGATTGAGGCAGCATCCGGCCGCCACGGTCCAAACGGGATCAAGGTATCGGATTCCTCTGGCGGATGCGAAGCGGGCCAGCCGTGCGGATGTTCGAAGCCGTGCGATTGGCACCGTCGATCATGCCGCGTGCTCGCGCGAGATGGGCCAGTGCCAAGTCGTCGGCCTGCATGAACGCGAACGCCTCATAAAGACAGCACTCGAGATAGATAAAGCCGTGCGCCGTCAGCAGAGGCCCGGTCGTGTTCGACGCGGTGATCGGGTCATAACTGCGATAGTAAGTCAGGTCGAGCGTAACGGACGATGCCGGCGCCACTTCGATCGTACTGCCGCGCGTCGTGAAATAGGCCGGCGTTCCTGACGTGTTATTCGTCGAGAACAACCGGAATCGCTCAGGCGTGAGGTATTCGAGGCCGGTCAACTGGTCCGTGACGGATATTTCCCGGATCTCGAGCGCGGAATCGGGCAGCGTGCCGACTCCTGACGTAACCGTCACCGTGCCCTCGACTTCCATATACTTCGACCGCAGCGGCGCCGAGTAGATCGGATCGCCCCTGTCACCCGCGCCGTTATACATCCGATCCTCCGCGAGGCTCACGAAATTGGGGATCTGCGCGTTGAACGTCGTATCATTGCTGCGCGCCGTCCATGACTGGATGGACGCCCGCAACGTCGTGTAATCGGTGATGGCCATCAGATGATGATCTCGGCGGTTTTCAGGTAGCGATATTCATTGCTGTTGAGCAGTCGCCGCACGGCTGGCCAGTGATCCCGGTTCATCAGGTCCACGCCATGCTCGTGCAGCCACTTGTATTGAATGACGATCGGGATCGACGCGACCCGCCACATATCGTTGTCTTTGGCGTAGTAGGACCGGCCGGCGCTTTGCTTCGCCTTGTTCAGCTCGACAATCGGCTCGGCGTCCTGCTCGTAGCTGATGGCGAACCCGTCTGGCGTGTCGTGATACCATTCCGTGATGCCGGTTTCCGCGTCGTAGTCGAAAAGGCGCTTGCTCATACGTCTTGACCCTCTTCCGGCTCATCGCGAGCCTCGGCCCGTTCGCGGGCAGACATCATGTCGAAGCGGCGCATGGTGCTTTCGGCTGCAGCCTTGTTCGCCGCCAGACGGCGCCGATCTCCGGCCTCGAGCTCGGCCTTGGCATCGCCGACCCACACAGCCAGCCCCATGCCAATGGCCCACTCGGCGCGCTCCTGCGTGATCTCGCCACCCAATCGCACGATCACGCCCGGCATCAGATCCTTGCGCCCGAAGAGCCGCTTACCCAACACCTTGATCGCTTCACGTGAAACGCCCGAGGCGACTGGCGCCTCGGGTTCCTTGCGTGGACGGCCGCGAGGCCGTGGCCTGTCGATCATCAAGCGGCGACACCCTTGATCACGGCGAAATTGATCACCGGCTGTTCAGTCGTGGTGCCCGACTTGGTATTAAACGTGATTTCGAACGAGCCCGCGCCAACCGCCGTTACCGACAGATCGTACTTGTCGGTGCCGGATTTCTGGTTGACCACAATCACGTCCGTTGCCGCCACCGCCGAATTTGTGACGGTGAACGAGGCCGGCGTGGTTGAGCCCGCCGCCGATACGAGCGTGATGGCGCCCGTGATCGTATTGAGCGTAACGCCAGTTGTGCGACTGGACGCCTGGGTGACTGCGCCGCCTGCGCCCGTGGCATAACCAACGCCAGCGGTTGCCGAAGTCGAGAGCACCGAGCTTGCCGCCGTCACAGCGCGCGAGAGCGTGATGCCGCCCGTTGCCGTGCCGTTGATGGTGACAGTGCCGGAGCCCTTGGCGTCAATCGTCAGGTTTTCGTTGGTTCCAGACGAAATAGCCGCCACAGCCACGCCCGCCGCTGCAGCCGCGCCCGTTATCTTGATGCCTGTGGCCACCGAAGCGGTATTGGCGTCAACCTGCACCACCGGATTCGTGGCACCGTTGGCACCCACGGCCAGCGCCGAGGCACTGGTTGACGTGCCGGTCAGCGCTCCCGTAACACCCGTGGCGCGAGCAAGCGTGATGTTGCCCGTGCCCGTGGCGTTGAGCGAGATCGTGCCCGACCCTTTCGCGTCAATCGTCAAGTTTTCGTTGGTGCCGCTCGAGAGCGCTGCAATCGCAACGCCACCCGCAGCAGCGGCCGACTTGACACTGACACCCGTTGCGCTCGATCCAGTCGAGGCGTCTACCAGGAATGCGGGATTGGTAGCGCCGGCCAGACCAACGGCCAGGGCATCCGCTGCCGCACTCTTGACGGTCACCGCACCGTCTTTACCGACTACGAACTTAGGGTCGGACGCGACTTGCAAGTTGATCAGGTTGGACGCGGCGGCAGACGATGTGTCCGTCACGTCCATCTTGATCGCGTTGTAAGTCGTGCCGCCGTCGGTCCACGTATCCGTGACGGCCCGGATTGAAGTGTCTGTCATTAGCCCCTCACGATTCGATTTCCGGCCGAGTCAGTCAGCGCGTTACCGAGCGCGTCGAAGATCTCGACCACGTTGCTCGATGCCGCGGCGGCTAGGGCCTGCGGCGATTGAGCGATGAAGCCTTGTGCGTTGATGTAAAGCTCTGCGGAGTTGGTGATAGCTGCCGCCGTCAGAGCCGTGTTGTTGTCCGCCACAAGCGGGCGTGAGAAGTGGAACGACGTTGGCATCGTCGGGGTAAGCGAGGCCGGACGGCCGGCTGGAAGGAAGATGCGCCAGAGAATGGTTGACCCACTCTTGACGACAACCTCTGTCGCAACCGTCGCGTCCGAATTATGCAGTTGAAGGTCTGTCAGATAGTTCGCCAGACCCGCACCCGGCGCCGCCGCAAGCGTCACGTCGCTGGTGTCCGTGATGCCGCCCGATGCGGCAACGTAGGACCACCCATCAACGGCGCTTGCTGCGGCGCTTCCCGCCCCCGTCGAGCCCCCACCGATCCCACCTACAGCGCTCCCCAACGCGGGCGTCCATTGCCCGGTCGAGGAGTCAAACAGATGGAGGTGCGCTCTCATGGGATTAGCTCGTGGTCAGATCGGCGATCTTGCCAAGCATCGCCTCGTCCTTCACGCAAAGCGTGAACTCGCAGGACAGAAGGCGCTTGTCGCTGTGGCCGGTTTTGGCCAGCGGCGTGGTGCTCATCGGCTGCAGGAACTTGACCTCGAGCGCGTCGGCATCAAGCACCAGCGCCGTGCGATCCCGCGAGAAGCGGTTCGGCACGATGCGATGCTCGCCGAAGTCTGACACGTACACATCCGCAGCGCCGAGGATCGTGGCACGGCGCGAGCCGGGGCCGTTGTCCTTGTACTGCGTCGCAATGCCCGCAAAGCCAGAAGCGACCTGCTTGTTGAACGGCCCGACCATAATGATATCGGGATCGCCGCCGGCAGACCAAGCCTCGCGCACCACTTCCTTAAGCATCGCCTCGGTAAACGCCCGCTGCGTGCTGTCGGTGGCCGCATCAACGAGGCCCGTGCCGGTGTCGAAGCCGCCAACCGCGCCAACCGTCGAGACGTTGGTTTCGATCCAAGCCTCGATCCCGGCGCATTTGCCAGCGGTTGAGGCGTTACCGACCACCGACGCATAGTTGCCCGTCAGTCTGGCCTCCATGTCGCGCTTCAGTTCCTTGCCGCTCTTGGCGACCTGGTACTTCAGTTCCGATTCACGGCCAGCCGACTCGACGGCCTGGGCAGTCGTGGAAACGATGACGATCTTTTCCATCAACTGCACATAGTTTTTCAACCGGGTCGGCTGAACCATCGTGTCGCCGGTCACGTCATAGCCTTCGACCTGGGCGTTAGTGCCGTCGGCGGCGGCCAGCGTGTCCTTGAGCCATTCAGGGGAACGGCTCTTGGTCTTGCCCTTGCGTGCCATCGAGTAGAACGGCACATCCATTGGGCTGATATTGGTAATCGTGTCGGAAAGTTCTTCGCGAATGCCGACCATGGCAAACGTCTGAACTGCACCTGTAGGGAGAGTCATAATGCTGCGTCCTTATCTGAGGAGGGCGCCGATCGCTTCCGCTGCATCATCGAGGGAATGCGATTGAGACAACCGCTCGGCGGCTGCCGCATAACGCGCCTGATTGCTGGTCTGGGTTTCGCGCGCTGTCGCCCGAACAAGTTTTGGCTTCGCCTTCACTGCCCGAACGGCAGTCTCCTGGGCGGCTCGTCCTTTTCGGAACTCCAACGCATCCTTGATGATTTGCACGGCTCCAGCGTTGAACACGGCAGCAACGTCC